AACTTTTTTTCTTTTCTTTTTTTAGTTACAATATCTTCTAGCTGTATTTCAAATTTTTGTAGTTTTGATAAATTAGTTTTTACAGATTGTTCATCATTAATACTTTTTCTTTTTTCATCTACCTTTGAATACAATTCATTCTTTTGTTTTTCATAAGTTGTGATGTGAGCATTGTTATCATCAATTTGACTTTCAAAGTTTTCAATTAATGATTGTGTTTGTTTCTCAGCTTCATTAATATATTTTTGCTGTGTAAGTATTTTATTATCAGTAATCTCCATATCTTTTTTTAAATCTTTTATATACTCGTCTAATTCTTTTTGTTTTTGTTTAGCAAGTATATTCATAATAGAGAAAACTTTTATATCTAATATTTCTTCTATAACATCTCTACGATATGCATTCTTTAATTGCATAAAAGGTGTGAATGATGATGAGCCAAGTATAACTACTTGATTAAATGTTTTAGAATTTATTTTAAGTATGTTTTGTTCTAGATATTTTTGATAGTCAATGGTCGTTGCATTTTGATCTATCATATCACCGTCAACATAAATCTCAAACTTGTTAGGTTTGATACCTCTACAAACTTTGTATTCTTTTGAACCTATTTGAAACTCAACCTCAACCTCAGTGCCACCTAAATTAATACTGTTAATTAATTGTTCTTTCTTTACAGACCTAAATGGTCGATTAAATAAACTAAAAGACAATGCATCAAGAATAGTTGACTTACCTGCACCGTTTTCACCTACGACTAAAGTTGTATGGTTTTTATCTAAACCTACCTCAATAAAATTGTTACCTGTAGATAGAAAGTTTTTCCATCTAACTTTTTTAAATACTATCATAGTTCCACATCACCTGCTTCAGTATATAATGTTCTTAAAAAATCTTTGAGCCTTTGTTTATCTAAAGGTGTTTGTAATTGTTCAACATAATTATTCATCAATGAAACCGTGTCTTCACTTTTCTCTACAATATCATCAGCAACAGTTGCTGCATCTAAATCTGAAAAATCTTCTATGACTTTTATATCTGTAACATTTATCTTTTTGTAAAAATTATCTACAAACTGATCAAACATATAATAATCTGTTTTCTTATCAACAATAACTTTAATTATTTTATCTCTATACGGTTCATAATCAAAATTATCATATTTCTCTTTTTCATCATTATAGTATATCTTCTCAAACATTGTGAAAGGATTAACTATTCTTTCTAGTTCTCTAGTTTCTGTATCTAGAATATGAAAACCTTTTTGGTCTTTGTAATCATTCCAAACAAATTCATAAGGACTACCTAGATAGTGAATATGCCCATCATCTGATTTGTGATGAAAGTGGCCAGAGTATACAGTTTCAAATCTTTTAAATATTTTACTAGATAAACCTGTTTGACTCTTCATGCCATTATGCATTTCAAATCCTTGTATCTCTAGATGTCCACAAACTATATCAGCGTTCTCTTGTTTCAATGCTTCTAAAGATATGTCTTTATTATCAGCACATATCCAAGGTAACATTAATATTCGTAGTCCATCGAACTCAACAGCTTTAGGATTTGTATAAATGTGAGGTTCATTAACACCATCATAAGTTGTAAGTAACTCATCAACAGCATTAACTTGATTTGTGTTTTTATAATAAGTATCGTGATTCCCAATAATAATATGTGTATCAATTTTTTCTTTCCACAATCTCATCATAAAATTTTTACGAAAGTCATGTGAAGTTTTAAAATTAATAAACTTTCTTCGGTCAACAATATCACCTAGGTGTATAAGTGTAGTAATATTGTTTTCTTTTAGATACGGAAAGAAGACTTCATCGTAAAACTTAAAAAAGTATTTACTAAATGCAGGGCTATCGTTTCTCGCACCGAAATGGGTATCGGTAAGTAAAGCAATTTTCATGTATTAACAAAAATATTCTAATGTAGATTTTTTAGTTGTTTTCTTTTTCTTTTTAGCTGGTTTAGGTTTATCAATATCTTCTTCGGTTATCAACATATTCTTTTGTAGATAATCGATGTATGCATCTTGATACTCTTTGTCATCACCTGAATTTGTAGTTGTCATATCAATACCTGATTTTAATATCAGTTTTCTTTTTATGACTTGTTGTTTTTTCTCTTTCTGTATTCTACGAATAAAGGCGTAATAGATTATTTGTGTAAAGTATGCAAACGGATTGTTTGATTTTTCTGGGTTAAAATTTTTAACATATTGTAAACAGTTTTCTATTCCATCAGAAATCATTTCTTCTTTATATGTGTAATTAATAAAATTAGGTCTATAAGATAAATGATTAGCTATCTTTAAAAAACACTCACCTATGTAATTTGTTACAGGTGGGATTTCTTGATTATTCTGTTCGGCTTCGACACAAACCTTACGATATTCAATCATAGCCTGTAGAAATTGTTTGTTATCTACATAATGTTCTGTTTTCTTTTTCATATCATTATTATATCACAAAATACAAGAAAAATCAATGTATTGAAAATTTTTTTTATTAGTTCCTTGACTTTTATTCTTGCTTGGTATATACTCCTCTGTGTAGAGGGAAACAAAGACTATTAATGTATAGTTCTTCTACCCTTTATATATTCAACGACTTCATTGTCTGTAAGTTGTTCTTCTTCAAAACTGTCCATCTCATTCATCTCTTGAGCAGATCCAATGTTCCATTTTCTTGATTTTAAATGATCTTTTATATTTTGGTAGTATTCCGTCAATCTTTCATTTGCATTTGCAACAGTTAATATTTTTGATTTGTGTATAGGGTGTTCTTTATTCTCAGCTTGATAAATCCATTCTTGTAATGACATATGTTCTTCTACCATAAAGTTTTTTGATAGTTTCGGAACTATTTCCATTTTAAGTGGTTCATGTAAATAAAGAAAATCTTTCTTATCTTTATGTTCTTGTACTCTTGCGACAAGTTGTTCACCACTAATTAATCTTAATATTCTGATCATAAGTTTATATTATGGATTTCGTAATCGAACTCCTCTCCTACATAAGTATTTATTCTTTCTGAAAAATGGTTTAATGTGTAATTTTTATAGGCCCCGATGCTTAGGTCATCTGCTATATCATAAAGTGTTGCTTTTTCTTTATTATCACCTAATCTTAAACCCCTACCAATAGATTGTAAATTTCTAATCCTACTTTTACTTGGAGAGCTAAATATGATATTATGAAGATTGCGAATATTGATACCAGTACTAAAAGTACCAAAAGACGCCACGATGATTGCGTTCTTTTCATTTTCTGTTATACTCCTTATTGTTTCTCTATCTTTTGTATCTGTTCCACCATATACGAAAAATATTTTTCTAGTTTGTGGATCTAATGTATCACCAATTAGATCGTATAATATTTTACCATGTTTCTCTACATATTGAAATAAACATAAAGTATTACCATCCAAAGACTTACACAAATTGCGTATAAAAGTGTTTCTTTTCGTGTGAGAACAAATATAATCCATTTCTTCTTGATATGTTGCACCTTTTATCTCCTTTCGATTTTCCTCACTATGTTTCAATACTAAACATTCTATTTTAAAATCTGATAATTGTTTTTTATCTATTAGTTGTTTAGTTGAAGTTGCTCTATATATCGGACCAAACAAACCCTCTAATACTAATTTATGTGTTTTAGTATCGTCAAGTGTACCTGTTGTTCCTATTCTATATTTAGCATTTACTAGTGAAGTCATAATTTTTGTTAATGATTTTGATTTAAATGTGTGGGCTTCATCTCCAAACACTACATCAAATTGTTTAAAATAATCTTTTTCAAAAGTTGCTAGTGATTGCCATGTAGATACAATTACATTATCTTCCGTTTCTTTCTCATGTCCATAATATATACGATGCACACTTTCATTCATACCATAATCAAAAAAATCACTATACATTTGTTCTACTAAAGATGTAGTTGGAACAATAACTAATATTTTTAGATTAAGCATTCTAAAAAATCTAATCATACAATATATGATAAGAGATTTACCACTAGCTGTTGGTGATAGTAATAAAAGTTTGTGTCGTTTTAAAACTTGATATACAGCCTGTAACTGATAATCTCTAACCTCAATATCTTTACCATTTGATTTAGGTTTTAAACTATTACAAAAATCGTCACTATCTTTTTTGTTTATCTTTGAGTTATAATATACACCTTCCTCTATATCAATCTTATATTCTCTTTCTTTAGCAAACGCATATATGTAAGATAACAATCCTTGATATATTTTACCTGTTGCTTTAGAATATAATCGTAGTTTTCCATCCCACTTTCTTGCTCGGTATGCAGGCATAAACCTGTAACCCGGAACTTGAAATGTAAAAAATTCTGAAAGTTCTGCTTGAATATAAGGTTCGGCTAAAACTTTTATATAAGTTTCATTAACCTTTGTTATGCTTAAGGTCGTCATTAAATTCTTCTAGAGATATGTAACTGACATTTTTACAATCCCACTCTTTTATTTTTTCTGTGTTTACTACTTTAAATTGTATATCGTTAAATCTATCGTATATAGCTTTATAATGTTTTATCCAGTTTTTAGGATCGATGGCTTTTGCATTTTTACCAACATATCCGTTTGTATCTTTATATAAATTATTTACTGTTTTTGTATTAGAATATATATCATGACCAAAAAGATAGATACCTTTATCTACATCAGGTTGTTGTGTTGCGATTAACATTGATAGTGCACCTGCATTTGTTCTAGTATCAAAACCTTTTAGACTTTGTACTTTATCTTTTTTCTTTGTCCATGTAATCGTGTAACCTACTGTGTCTAAATCACAATGTAATTTAAAATCATCATCTGTAAGTGTTGGATCTTCTTTTGATTTTTCTTTTTTAAACTCTTCCATTAAGTCTTTATTGTTTGCCCAACATACAAAAAATCTTTTCTTTGTATTAGGCCACGAAAACTCATCTACATATCCATCTAAACTTTCAACATCACCAACAAACTGTTTGTAATGTTCTTTTACAAAGAGTTTATCATAAGCTGTGTGTTTTATCTTTTCCCACTCTTTGAGATAACAAATATTTTTAAATGCATAACCAGAACGATATATCTCATGACATAACTTGTAATCCATAGCAACAAGTATATTAGGTGTATAATCCCTATATAGTGCATTACAGCCTATTGTATTATGACCATCTAAATTAGAAAGGTCATAGTCTTTTCGACTTTCTCCATTACCTATACAAATTATCATTTACCAAAATACTTTATTAATTTTTTTATGGGTTCATAAACTTTCCATATTTCATTAATATGATCATCTAATTTTTTTTCAAGATTATCTATTTTCTTTTCTAATCTATCTAGTTGTTCTTTCAATTTATATTCCTCCACTTGTAAACTTCTTCCACTCTATTGCATTCTTGATTTGAAATGTCCTATTGTTTATTTGTCTAATGATTTGCTCTACATGATTTACAACAGTTTTTAAATATTCTATCTTTTGTGATTGTTGTATTATCTCAGGATCAGATAATAAGTATTTGTCTATGTCTGCTCGTAGTATTTTTAAGTCAAATGGTTTTTCCATATAGACTTTAGGATCGGCTTTACCTGTATAATATTCCCACTTGTCTTTGTGTAGTATTGCATAATCACTATCAGCCTTTTTTAATAGTAGATTAAACTTTGATAATAATTTGAGATATTTGTTATGAAGCTCTGGTGTTTTTAGGGATTCAATATCCAATTCAGTATCGTCTAATTTTAAGTCTTTATCTGCTAGTGCTTGTATTTCTTCTAAATTCATAATCTTATATTATATCACAAAAACCGTGAAAAGTCTAGGTAAGTTTGAAAATTTCGTAGTATGCGTATCCCATTGTAAATGTAGATTCTAGGTATGTCACATCGGTTGCATCTTGGGTAAAATCTATACCTGATAAAGAAACCGGGTATAAATCTCTAAATCTAACCTCTGCGATTGGGTTGTTTTTTGAGGACAATATTGTAAGTATACCATCAGAGTATATAGGTGCATCGTTAGGTGCATTCCCAGTTTTACCTGCCTCAATAGAAACTCTACTTGGAATACTTTGTGGTGACTTATCTCTACCAGTCCTTAACAAGTCAAGGTATTCTTTATGGTCTACAGGAAAGGCTGTACCACGCATCCAATCTTGTACCTCAATATAGTTATTAAAAAACTCATCTACAATAAATGTGATATTAAGGTTTTCAAAAGAAAGAGTATCACCAGGTAATGTAATATTACTTAATGGTGTAGGTTGTGTAACTTCACCTATCGATACGCCAGGTATATTTGCAGCCTTTACAAAAAATTCAGTCTTTGGTAACTTGTCAATCAAGAACCTAAACTGTGTATTAGCAGCATAATCTAAATTTGATGGTTGTCTGTTAAATGAACTAGTTTCAGTCATATTACTATTTATATTAAAAAAACAGGCTTATTAAATGCTCATAGAAGCATAAAAGAAATGTGTGCTGATACATTGTATCAATAAAAAAGGGGCCCGAAGGCCCCTTGGTGGTGTTCTATACTGTTTCCAGTATAGAGGTGAAAATTAATTACATTAAGTTGTTTACTTCAACTC